AACCGTGACCAACAGCGACACCGGACGCCAGCTTTTTAAGGCGGACCTGGTATCCCTTGCCATGCAGTATCAGGCAATAGACGCAATCAGCAACTTCGAAAGCGCAGACATCACCGTCGAGCAGGGCAACGGAAAGCGTGACGTCGTTGTCGCTTGCGCCCTCCAGCCTAATGACAGCATGGAAAAGCTGTATATGACCGTTACGGTCAACTAATGGAAGGAGTGAACCGAAATGAAAACCTTGAACGCACCGGATACTATTTCCGGCAAGGAAGGCAGAGCATACGCGAAGATCAATGGGAACAATGAAGAATTGTTCTTTGCAAAATCGATCGAAGCGAATGTCGATAAAAGCAAGTCCGAAGTCAAGTCGATCGGTAAGCGCATGACCGGCCATAAAGTGACCGGCTTGAATGGTACTGGGTCCATGACCCTTTACTACATAACACCGCTTTTCCGTTCTATGATCGCGGACTACAAGAAAACGGGCGTCGACCTGTACTTCGACATGGTGATTGAAAATGAAGACCCGCAGTCTTCCGCCGGGAAACAGTCAACCCTTTTAATGGGCTGTAACATTGATTCGACTGTTCTTGCGAAGCTGGACGGCGATTCCGACGACCCCCTTGAAGAAGACACAGACTTCACCTTCGAGGACTTCGACATTTTGACGCCTTTCAATAAATTCTAAAAAGGAGGATTAACCAATGGGCAAACTTACAGATTTTTTACTGGAACAGGGAGTCGAAACCACTGTGGAAACCACTGTGGAAATTAAACCGTTCCCCCACCCCTTCGTTATCAAGTCGATCACGGAGGGCGAAAACAAGGCCATCAGGAAATCGTGCCAGAAGGTGACGTTCGATAAGAAGACGCACCAGAGGAACACCGAAACCGACACGGACCTTTACAATAACCGCCTGGTGATCGCTTGCTGTGTGGACCCGAACTTCAAAGACGCCGAACTTCAATCGAAATATGGCGTCATGGGGGCGGAAGACCTTATCGACAAGATTCTGAATCCTGGCCAGTTCACCGATCTTCTTCTGGCGATTCAGGACGTCAACGGCTTTTCGACTGACGTGAACGAATTGAGGGAAGAAGCAAAAAACTAATAACGGGGGGCGGCAATGACGCGGAAGCAGACGGTGAAGCGGTTTACGCTCATTACGCCCTCCACCGTTTGAAAATTCTACCTGGCGCGCTCATGGGGCTTCCAATTCGTGAACGCGCCTTTATTTATGCGTCCATAGACCTTCAAGTCGAGAAGGAAAAGAAGGAAGCCGCCAGGGCAAAGCGCAACGGTAAGAAAGGAAGGTGATCCATAGTGGCCGGTGTATCTACCAGTTTAGCAATACAGGACAGAATGACCAGCGCATTAAACAGAATCACGAACGCCGTTTCGCGTACCAATCGCGCACTTGAAACCACGGATCGCTTGACTGATCAAGTTGACCCTGGCGCTACTTTCAACCGAAGTACAACCGCGATCGGAAATGCGACACAGCAAGTCGAACAGTTCAACAGGCGACAAAATGACGCCGGAAACGGAGCGAACAGAATAAAAAGCGCCTGGGGCGGCGTCGGTACTATAATAAAGACGGCCGTCGCCGCCTTTGGTGTTAAACAGATCATAGGCCTGGCCGACAGCATGACGCAAACGACCGCGCGGCTTGATCTGATCAATGACGGACTTCAAACGACACAGCAATTACAAGACAAGATCGTTGCTTCGGCTAACCGGTCAAGGGCTTCTTATTCTGATACGGCGAACGTCGTCGCGAAGTTGGGTATCCTGGCCGGTCAAGCCTTCACCGGAAACGACGAAATGATCGCGTTTACCGAACTGATGAATAAGAACTTCGTTATCGGCGGCGCAAGCGTTCAAGAACAAACGGCGGCCATGTATCAGTTAACCCAGGCCATGGCGTCCGGAAGGCTACAAGGCGACGAATTCCGTTCAATCATGGAAAACGCGCCACTTCTGGCCCAGTCAATAGCTAAATACATGGGAAAGACAACCGGCGAATTGCGCGAAATGTCTTCCCAGGGACTTATCACGGCCGACGTGATCAAGAATGCCATGTTCGCGTCTGCTGACGAAACGAACAAGAAGTTCGCACAGATACCCATGACCTTTTCCCAAATGGGAACGATCGTGGCAAATACTTTGCTTCAAACCTTCCAGCCGGTGATCCAGATGATCGGAAGCGGCGCCCAGTGGATATATGATAACTGGTCCATGATAGCGCCTGTATTCTATGGCCTGGCGGCCGCGCTGGCGGTATATACGGCCGCGCTTGGTATTCATGCGGCTGTGACGTGGATCGCGGACGGAGCCGCGAAGGCGTTCTTTACAACTCTTATGGCGAATCCTTTGTTCTGGATAGCCCTTGCGGTCGGCGTCCTTGTTATGCTGATCTACAAGTGGATTCAATCAGTCGGCGGAATAAAAGTCGCCTGGCTGATCACCATGAACGCGATCCTGACGGCGTGGGACTGGGTTCAGATCGGATTCATGACCGGCGTTTACTGGGTTATGGATATGTGGAATAAGTTACAGCTTGCCTTTATGACGGCCGGCGTCAATATCGCTAATTTCATGGGTGACATGAAGGCGAACGTCCTGACCATTCTTCAAAATATGGTCAACGGGGCGATCAGCATTATAAACGGTTTTATTTCCATGCTGAATAAAATCCCTGGCGTCAGTATCGACTTGATCCAGGACGTGACCTTCGGCACTACGGCACAGCTTGAAAATGAAGCGGCGAAGCAAACCAGGAACCAGGGCCTTGAAGCCTATCGGTCCCAGATTGAAAATCAGATGGCAGACCGCGACGCGAAGCTGAACCAGATAAAGACAGCCGCTGACGTGGCCACAGCACAGCGCCAGGCAGAGATCGCAACAGCAAAAGCAGACGCCGCAAACAAGAAGGCCGCCGAAAACGAAGACATCATGGGTAAGTTTTCCGGAGGTTCAGACATTCCGAACGTGGGAAGCGTCGGTGAAGTTGGGAAAATCAAGGACGACGTCAATATCGCAGACGAAGACCTGAAATTCTTCCGTGACGTCGCCGAAATGCGCTATGTTCAGAACTTTGTAACACTGACCCCGACGGTGGCCGTTGACGCGAAGATCAGCGAAAAGGTCGACGTTGACGAAGTGGTCAGCAGAATTGAAACGAAGCTGGAAGACGAATTCGTCGCGGCGGCGGAAGGAGTGTATGCTTAATGGCCTACAAAATGACCTTGATCATAGAAGGCCGGGAAATTTCAATCCCGGTCCTTCCTGAAAAACTTTCAGTCCAGGCCGCCGGCAAGAACGACAAAACAACCGTGATCGAACTTGGCGAAATCAATATCCTTCGACAGAAAGGCCTTCGGGAAGTGTCCTGGAAGTCTTTTTTCCCGGCACATTCGGCGCCTTATGTCACAGGACCAGTCAAAGAGCCGATCGAAATTGTTAGAGCGATAGAGGGATCGCGTGAAAGCGCGTCCCCTATTCGCTTTTTAATTACCGGAACAGACCTGGACATCAATCTTCGCTATGGCGTTGAATCCTTCACTTATGAAGAACGCGGCGGCGAAGTTGGTGATCTTTACTATGAAATCAAGCTGGTTGAATGGAAGGATTATTCACCGAAAAGAATTGTACTTCCGCCCCCTAAAGTGGCGGCGGCCGTGGTCGCTAAAGCTAAAGAACCAGATCGCCCAGGCACACCACCACCGGCGAAGACACACACTGTCGTTCGTGGTGATTGTTTGTGGGCGATTGCAAAGAAGTATTACAACGACGGAAGTCGTTACCCTGAAATTTACAACGCAAACAAAACAACGATAGACAATCGTAACAAGGGAACCGGAAATCCGAAGTATACGATCTATCCTGGACAGGTGTTCACGTTATGACAATCAGTGTACTTTACCAGAACATGAAGACGGGCGAAGCCTTTGACGTGACTTCTCTTGTATCGGCGGCAAAATGGACCACAAAGCGGACCGGTTCCCCCGCTTCCGCCGAACTGACTGTCATTGTCGATAATAGCGTCGCCTGGGACCACGGCGGGATCGTGGCCATAAAAGACGGAAACACAGGCGTTTTCTATGGCTATGTTTTCAAGTTGTCCAGGTCCGAAAAAGGTGAAATATCGGTCACAGCATACGATCAAACCAGGTACTTGAAGAATAAAGACACTTATGTCTTCGAAGGCAAACGGGCGGATCAGATCGCGGCAAAAATAGCGGCTGACTTCCAGATCAAGACCGGAACGCTTGTCAATACAGGCTATGTCGTTCCTTCAATGGTCGAAGACAATCAGACCCTTTTTGACATCATTCTGAAAGCCCTGGACAAAACGCTGATAAATACCGGAAAAATGTTTTATCTATGGGACGACTTCGGAAGCCTTCGAATTTCAAGTGTCGAAGATTCGAAGCTGGACCTGTTCGTCGGTGATTCAAGCCTGGCCACTGGTTACACCTATGCGTCAGACATTGACACCGAAACCTACAACAAAATCAAGCTGGTTCGCGACAATAAGGAAACCGGAAAGCGCGACGTTTATATCTTCCAGGATTCAAACACAATGAAGTTCTGGGGCATACTTCAAAACTTCGAAAAGCTGGACGACAGCCTGAATGAAGCCCAGATCAAAGAACGCGGTGACATGATGATTGAATTATATAACCGCCCGAAGCGATCGTTTGAAGTAAGCGCCATTTCTGATCTTTCTGTCCGCGCTGGCCGAGCCTTATTTATAGGTCTTGCAGAAATCGGCGTCAGACAGTTCTTCATAGTCGAAGAAGCCGGTCATGATCTTGTTAAAGGCACTATGAATCTAAAATTAAGGGTGGTGTGATATGGCTTTACTTGAAACTATGAAAAAAGTCGCAGAGCAAACCGGCCAGGCTGGATCGCCGACGGTCTTCATGTTCGGGACCGTGAAAACGGTCAGTCCGCTTGTGATTCGCGTCGATAACCGATTCGACATAAGCGAAAAACAGATCGTCCTGATGAAAGAATTCAGGTCCGGCGTATACGCGACGCACAAACACACGATCAACCCACATGATCACACCGTCCCGGCACACAACACAGAAACCGCTGACAGCCATGTTCACGGCGTACAGCCGATAGAAACGAGCCAGACAGGCCTTGAAACCGCCCAGGAAATCTATTTCGG